GAGTTTGAACAGATCAAGCGTGAAAACCGTATATGCAAGGTTCCTCATGACCCTAATTTGCCTGTTTATACGTCTTGGGATTTAGGGATTCTTGATAGCACTGCTATATGGTTCTTTCAAATATATGGCAAAGAAGTTCGAGTTATTGATTACTACGAAGCGAATGACGAACCATTGTCGCACTATGCTCGAATTCTAGATGAGAAGAAGCAGAAATACGGATACAACTACGATAAGCACTTTGCGCCGCACGACATAGCAGCGCGTGATTTAAGCTCAGGTGTGAGTCGTGAGCAAACAATGGCTAATCTTGGCTATCGCATGACAAAAGGCGCAAGGCTAGGTGTTGAAGATCGAATTGAGGCAACACGTCAGATGCTTAAAAACGCATGGTTTGATGCAGAGAAATGCAAACACGGTATTCGAGCATTGCAAAACTATCGTCGTGAATTTAATGACAAGCTTGATCAGTTTAAAGCTACGCCAGTCCACGATTGGGCTTCGCATGGTTCTGATGCATTCGGCGAAGGTGCTTTGAATATTAATAAGATGATTGTAACAACCAAACCCAAAGTCAATCCAATTCCAATTAAAAACCACTGGTAAATTCAACAAGTGAGGTCAAGTTGTGTCAAAAGAACAACGACTTGCCAACATTCATTCTCTCGCATTAAAAAGATTCGACATTATTCAAAGCACTGTGCGTGATGAGCGTTTGCAGTGTTTAGAAGATCGTCGCTTTTATTCAATCGCAGGGGCGCAATGGGAAGGCAAACTAGGCGAACAATTCGCAAATAAACCAAAGTTCGAAGTCAATAAGATTCACTTAGCTGTTATTCGCATTATCAATGAATATCGCAATAATCGAATTACGGTTGATTTTATCAGTAAAGACGGCAGCAAGAACGATCAGCTAGCAGATACGTGTGATGGTCTATATCGAGCAGATGAGCAAGACTCTGGTGCAGATGAAGCATTGGATAATGCATTTGAGGAAGCGGTAGGTGGTGGCTTCGGTGCATGGCGTTTACGTGCAGTTGAAGAAGATGAGGAAGACGACGAGAACGAGCAACAGCGTATTCGTATTGAGCCAATCTTTGATGCGGATTCTTGCGTGTTCTTTGACTTAGATGCCAAGCGTCAAGACAAAGCAGATGCAAAGTTCTGTTTTGTTCTGAGCTCAATGACATACGAAGCATACATTGATGAGTATGAAGACGATCCAACGTCATGGGATAAGTCAATCAACAATACAGAGTTCGATTGGTGTGGTGCAAATGTCGTTTATCTCGCTGAATACTACGTCAAAGAGAAAGTCAAAGAGAAGATTCATATCTTTCGTTTGATTGATGGTACTGAGCAACGTCATAGCGCAGATGATTTAAAAGAAAATCCTGACTTAGTGAATCGATTGCAAGCAACAGGCGCGCAAGAGTTAAGAATTAAAACGACAGAGAGAATAAAAGTTCGCAAATACCTGTTGTCTGGTTCAAAAATTCTTGAAGATTATGGTTATTTAGCAGGAAAGCATATTCCAATTGTTCCCGTATATGGCAAGCGTTGGTTTGTTGATAATGTTGAGCGCTGCATGGGCCATGTTCGCTTGTGTAAAGATGCGCAGCGATTAAAGAATATGCTGATGAGTCGTTTGGGTGAAATCAGCGCACAGACAGCAACTGAAAAACCAATACTTACACCCGAACAGATTGCAGGCTTTGAGCATATGTGGGCAGAGGACAACATCACAAATAATCCTTATTTGTTGATAAATCCAATGACAGATGCAAGCGGTCAGCTTGTTGCGTCAGCTCCAACAGCCTACACAAAGCCACCACAAATACCCCCTGCCTTAGCTGCATTACTTCAGGTATCTGAGCAAGACATCAAAGATGTTCTGGGTAATCAAGAGAATGGCGAAAAGATTGTTGCAAATATCAGTGCTGAAGCAATCGATAGTGTTCAAAATCAGTTAGGACTTCAATCTTATATCTACATCTCAAACATGGCGAAAGGGATTCGTCGTTCTGGTGAAATCTGGTTGTCGATGGCACGTGAACTCTACATTGAAGAAGGTCGCACAATGAAAGTTGTGGGTCGTCAAGATGAAGTGGATTCGGTTGAATTGGCGCGACCAATGATGACAGATGACGGCTTGATGCTTGAGAACGATCTTACAAAAGCATCATTCGACTTGGCTGTAGATGTAGGCCCAACATCATCAAGTAAACGCTCTGCAACAGTACGCGCACTTACAACCATGCTTCCGCTTGTGTCACCAGATGATCAGCCAGTCATTTCAGCCATGATCATGATGAATATGGAAGGTGAAGGCATTAAAGAAACACGTGAATATTATCGCAAGAAACTTGTTCAGATGGGTGTTGTAAAACCTACTGAGGAAGAAGAACAGCAGATGATGCAAGCAGCACAGAATCAACAACCCGATCCGCAATCACTTTATCTACAAGCAGCAGCAGACGAGGCTCAAGCGAAAGCACAGAAAGCTAAAGCCGATACTGTGAAAGTTATTGTAGATGCTGAAAAAGCAAAAGCTGAAACCGCTGAAACACTTGCTCGTATGAATCGAGATGATCAACAAGCAGTGTTGCAAATGGTTCAGCAACTCAACCAACAAATGGCAGCCAGTCAGCCAAACATGACTGAGGAGCAACAAAATGTCTGAATATGAATTTGAGCAGCATAACGAAGATCTTGAAAATGAAGACTTGGAGAATCATGAGACTGATCAAGAGTTTGATCAGGAACATCGAGATGATGATCGTGAAAACCAAGAACAAAATCAAGAAGATGAGTATGTTGTCACATTTGGCGATGAGCAGCCACCCGAGGAACCAGATGATGAGGCAGGTTTTGAAGGGAAGCCCGCACCACAGTGGGTTAAGGATTTGCGTGCGCAATCGAAAGAAGATAAACGTCGCATTCGTGAACTTGAGCAACAGTTGAATCAAGGTCAACAACCAAAAGAGGTGGAGTTGGGCGAGAAGCCTACACTTGAGTCTGTTGGTTTTGATGCTGATGAGTACGAAACCAAGCTCGCAGAATGGTTCGAACGCAAACGCTCACATGAAGAGCAAGAGCGAAAAAAGCAAACTGAACAAGAGCAGGCTGCTAAAACTTGGCAGGAAAAACTTACTGCATACGAATCCAAGAAAGCCTCAATTAAAACCAAAGTGAAAGACTTTGAAGACGTTGAGAAAGAAGCACGAGATGTGCTTAGCGTTCAACAACAAGGCATTCTGATTCATGCAGCGAAAAACCCTGAATTGATCATGTATCACTTAGGACGCAATCCAGAAAAAGCCAAAAAGCTTGCAGAGATTAACGATCCGATTCAATTCGCATTCGCAGCAGCGGAGATTGATAGTCAAATGAAGGTTCAGACACGAAAACCCCAGACTAATCCCGAGCGTAAACCAACAGGATCAGCACCAATTTCAGGCGCAGTAGATTCAAAACTTGAAGCACTGGAAAAAGAAGCTGATCGAACAGGTAATCGCTCAAAAGTAATTGCTTATAAAAAATCATTGAAAAAATAAGGAGAGCCAATAATGGCTAACAACTTCTCGAAAGAAGAACGAGTCGCTTTTGATAAAGTTTTAGAAGACTTTGATGATCTACTCGTTATTTCACGTGCTGCCGACAATCTGAGTATTGGTTCTGCACAACAAAGTGAGCGACAGTCTGACCGCTTATGGTTGCCTATGCCTTATGCTGCGGTGACTTACGACGGTATTGATCAGACAGCAAACTTTGGTGATATTACTCAATTATCAGTTCCAGTAGGTCTTGGCATTCATAAATCCGCACCTGGCTCTATGACATCAAAAGATTTGCGTGATCCAATGCAATTACAACGCTACGGTCAAGCAGCTAAGAAAAAATTAGCAAGTGATATTAATTACTCGTTATTTATGACTGCTGCAATGCAAGGTTCAGTTGTATCCAAAGTGACTGCAAAAGCGTCGGGATTCGATGATGTAGCCCAGATCGATGCTCAAATGACGGAAATTGGTGTGCCAGTTCAAGACCGCATTGCATTCTACAGTCCGCGCGATTACAACAGCATGGCGGGAGATCTAGCTAAACGCCAAACAGTTAACGGCAAAGTTCAAACTGCATATGAAAAAGCCTACATTGGTGATATTGCAGGTTTTGATACCTACAAAAATGACCAAACCATCCGCTTGCCTGCTGCAACCGCGACAGGTGTAACGATTAATGGCGCAGGTCAGCGTTATGTGCCAGTTGGATCAGTAAAAGATGCAGCAGGCAATACAACCAATATCGATAACCGCTGGCAGAACATCAACGTGACTGTAACAAGTGGAACGCTTAAAGTTGGGGATGCGTTCACAATTGCAGGTGTCAATTCAGTGCACCACATTACGAAGCAAGACACAGGGCAGCTAAAAACGTTCCGTGTAACTGGTATTGTGACTGGTAATGGTGGCACTGGGACAATTGCAATCACCCCGCCTTTAATTGCTGCTGACAGCTCTCCGACTCGTGCAGAATTGCAGTACAAAAATGTAAGTGCTACTCCCGCTAATGGTGCTGCTTTAACCTTCCTAAACACTGTAACCGCTGCAATCAATCCATTCTTTGTAAAAGATTCATTGGTGCTTATTCCTGGTTCTTTTGCAGTAGACCCGCAAGATGGTTGGCAGGTGATGCGAGCAACCACAGATCAAGGTATTTCGATCACATATGCGCGTCAAGGCAACATTAATGACTTTGGTGTGAAATATCGTTGGGATGTTGATTATGGTGTCGGCTTGCTCAATACCGAGTTTGCGGGCATTCAACTGTTCAACCAAACCTAACCACGACCATGACAACAAATGCCCCTTAAATGTTGTCATTTCTGGAGTAATGAAAATGTCTAAAGAGTATCCAAAAGCCCTATATCAAGGCAGTACAGCAATTTACAGCACTAAAATTGCTGAAGACTCAGAACATGAAGCAGAGTTGCGTGAACAGTATTATGTAGATTTTACTGACTTGTCTGAGCCAGAAACCGATACAACCACGCCGCAAACTACAGATGCATTAAAAAAAGAATTACTGGATGCCCTTAATGCTAAAACCGAACTACAAGAGCAATTGGCGACAGCACAGGGCGAATTTATTGCATTTCAAAATGATGTGCAGGCAATGAAAGCGCGTATTGCTGAATTACAAGGCGATACAACGCCAGTAGGCGCGACCAGTGATAATACAAATCCTGAGACTATCCAAAAAGGCACAGATGATGTGCAGGGTGTTGATTTCTCACTTTGGACTGCTGATCAATTACGCGATGAATTAACCAAACGCGGCATTGAATTTAAAGTGCGCGATTCTAAAGCTGATTTGATTGCATTACTCTCATAAAAATACGGGTGCTGCATGATTAATAACAACTATGTTCCAGAGTGGTGTGTATCGCCATTTCAGCATGTCAAATACACATTGGTCAGAAACCAAGATCAACTTGATATTTTATTTGATGATCTAAATGACACAGATGTATTTATGTCTGCAAATTGCGATGCGCAAGTGAACTTTTATTGCGATAGCTCGATGGCGATTGTTCAGATTAAAGATTGTGAACGATCTTTGATTGAGATACATGGGTTGTTATTGCATGAAGCTGTTCATATCTGGCAACGGATTAAGCAGCGTATGGGTGAGCGTGAACCGGGTGTTGAGTTTGAAGCTTATTCAATTCAGGCGATTGCTCAAGACTTATTTCAAATGTATGAAGAAAGCGAGGTAATTAATAATGAAATGGCAAGAGCGTGAAAGCGGTGCAGTATGTCAAGATTTTGCAAAATTTGTAGATTCTTGGGATGAAATGAAAACTGAAATCAAATGTCATCACCATGAGAAAACCAAACGCAGCACAATATTTGATATGAGCGCAGATGGGGTTAAGTTTTCTTTCCGTCGTGTTGGTTCAAAGTATTCATTATTATTTAATGACCAATACGAGTTTATCCAAAAAGAAACGTATGCATTTTTTGAAGATATTTGTAGTCAATTTATTGAGCAAATTAAGGCTGCAACTATTCACTGATTGGTGGTTAATATGTCATGGACTAAGCGGCAAATCATAGAACAAGCGTTTGAAGAAATTGGTCTGGCTGCTTATGTCTTTGACTTACAGCCTGAACAAGTCGAAAGCGCAAGACGAAAGTTAGACAACATGGTTGCAGGTTGGGCATCGCGCAATATTCAGATCGGCTTTCCAATTCCTGCCAATGCAGATGACAGCGACATTGATGACCCAACCAATGCGCCTGACTATGTAGTTGATGCGATGATCTACAATCTAGCCATTCGTATTGCGCCATCAGTAGGTAAGCAAGTATCGCCAGATACTCGTATTGAAGCACGTAAGGCGTATGACGACATGCTACGAAAAACAGTAGCCAACCCACCACAAGTCAAGCTTAACCCTATGTTGCCAAGTGGCGCAGGGCATAAGTCGTGCAATAAGTTTATTACTAATCCACAAGACAACAATGTTTTAACACCGAAGCAAAACACGGAGTTCTTTAATGAGTAAACGCCCAAATCAAGCCGATTCGCTCATTGAGGGCGATCAATTTGTTCTGTTTCGTGGTAATTGCACGGATTATCGAGTCTTACCAATCGATCAAATTTTGGAGTGGGTTTTATCCAAGATTCCAACACCCGAATACAAACAGCCTACGATTCAGCGATTCAACCCAAATGCTAACTTTGCTATTGAGGTTGATAATAATGACGCAGGCACTTATCTGGTCATGAATCCGAGTGTTGCAATTGATAACGGAACAATTAAACTGCCGTCAAATTTTGATGTAAAAGATGGTCAAGAGGTGCTTGTTACATCATCACAGCAAATCACCAACCTAAGCTTTGATGGTAATGGGTCCGCTTTGGTGGGTGAACCTAATGCGATGGGCGCTACGGCATTTTTTAAACTCAAATACGATGCTTTGTCACACACATGGTATCGAGTGGGGTGATTCATGCAAATCCCAATTTTAAGCGGAATCTATACCAATGAAAGTTCAGATTTTCGCACATCTTACCCACGTAATTTGATTCCAGTGCCTAAAGATAATGGATTAGCTAATGGATATTTGCGCCCTGCTGAAGGAATAACACCGTTTTGTGATGTTTCTGGTATTGATCGTGGTGGTATTAATTGGAATGGTGTATGTATTCGTGTTTGTGGCACTCAACTGGTTAGAGTGGCGAATGATGGGGCGGTAACTGAATTAGGTGATGTGGGTAATGGTGGTCTTTGCAACTTCGATTATTCATTTGACTATCTCGCTATCAATTCAGGTGATCGGCTTTATCTCTACAACGGCACTTTAAAACAGGTCACGGATCAAGACTTGGGTAAAGTGAAAGATGTTGTGTGGATTGATGGGTATTTCATGACAACAGACGGTGAATACCTGATTGTGTCTGAGTTAAATAACCCATTTGAAGTTAATCCGCTTAAGTATGGATCGTCAGAAGCAGACCCTGATCCAGTTAATGCACTTTTCAAGTTGCGTAATGAAATCTATGCACTGAACCGCTATACGATTGAGGTATTTGATAACGTCGGGGGTGAGAATTTCCCATTCAGCCGAATTGAAGGCGCAATGTCTACTCGTGGCACATTAAGCCCATCTACGTGCTGCAAGTATCTTGATACGATTGCCTTTCTTGGTAGCGGAAAGAATGAACCGATCTCCATCTATGTATCTGCAAATGGTTCAGCACAGCGCATCGCAACGAGAGAGATTGATCAAATCCTAAAGGGATATTCTGAGGCAGAATTATCTCAATGTTTGCTTGAATCCCGAATTGTTGATGCACACCAATGGTTATATTTGCACCTACCTGATAAAACACTCGTCTATGATGCAGCAGCATCTGAAGCCACAAGCCAGCAAGTCTGGTTTTTTTTGTGCTCAGGTTTTGGTGAGGGTCGATATTTAGCTCAAAACCATGTCTGGTGCTATGACAAATGGATTGTTGGGCATCCACACCAAAATAAGATTGGAACGCTCACAAATGAATCTGGTGAGCATTGGGGTGATGTAACAGAGTGGTCGTTCAATACATCGATTCTCTATAACGAATCTCGCGGTGCAATCTTCCATCAAATTGAGCTTGTGTGTCTTGCGGGGCGTACATTATTTGGATTAAAGCCAATGATCTGTTCGCAATATTCTGTAGATGGTGAGAACTGGTCGAATGAGAGATATATCGGCGCAGGAACGCAAGGTAATCGAACAAAACGCCTAGTCTGGCTACAACAAGGACACATGCAAAACTGGCGAATTCAGCGCTTTATAGGCACATCAGAAAGCAGATTGTCCATTGCTCGAATTGAGGCGCAAATAGAGCCGTTGGGGGTATAAATGGCAATCATTGACCCAAAAATGCCACTTCGCAAAGACTTGGAAGTCATGTGCAATGGCAATCAGCGATTAGTCAAAGCGTTCGAGTCTTTGTTCAAGTTGATACCAAGTGAATTAAATAAAGGTTCGGATGACAACGAAAGCGCACAACTATCAGCAGATAACGCAGCAGCTCAGGCACTGCTAGGTGCATCATTAATCCTTGCTATTCAAGCAAAGGTCGAAATGAGCGCATTAACACCAAGTCTAGCTTATCAAAACCAAGATCCATTCGATTTAAGTCCACGATTGGAGCAAATCTTTAACGACCAGATTTATCCATCTCATGAGCAGATTGGATGCACTAACTACAATTTAGAGATTACATAAATGGCTACAGTAACTGCAAAGAATCTAGTTGCATCCAAGTTTCTTGAGAATGCACAGGCAACACAGTACACAGCAACAAACGTAAAAGCTTTAATAGATAAATGCACCGTGACCAACGTCACAGCTTCAGCAGCAACATTTAGTCTTAATTTAATCACCACAGGCACAGCAGATGATTCAAATTTGATTATCAAAAACGTATCAGTTGCGGCAGGTCAGGCTTATCTTTGCCCTGAAATTGTTGGGCATATTTTGGAATCTGGCGGTTCAATTAATGCAAGCGCAAACAATGCTCTAGTGTTTCGGGTTTCGGGTCGGGAGGTGGCTTGATGAATAATTTTCACATTTTAACAACGGCAGATGTAAATCCCCTGATGCTCAACATCAAGCGCCATCCTGAGCTATGGAAAGAAGATACGTTTCTACGCGACTATCCGCAAGGGCCGTTTGGTGAAATAGAATCAATCATGCTTCGCTTTCCTGAAAAGCGCGTGTTTGAGCAAGAAGAAGAACTGGAAAAATATAAACGTGGCGAAAGTCAGTTTGATCAGCATGAAAGTATTGATTATCCAGCGTTCAATATCTTGACAGAGGCTCGACAGATTGTTTTTGGCTTAATGTCTTTGGTACAGGGTGAGCGACTTGGGCGGGTGATGATAAACAAGATTGCAGCGGGTGGGCGGATTTACCCGCATGCTGACTCACCAGAGCATACCGATTATTACACACGCTTTCATGTTGTTTTGCAGTCGTCAGCGGGTTGTATCTTACGTGCATGTGATGAGCAGTTGGAAATGAAAACTGGCGATGTATTCTGGTTTAACAATAAGCTTGAACATGAAGTCATTAATAATTCTGCTTTTGATCGTTTATCAATGGTTATAGATATTAAGGTAAAAAAATGATTACAGCACACGTGGAAAGTTTTGAGCAAAACCTTGATTATTTAAAACCGCTATTACCAATTCATTATGCAGAGCTAGCACTAAATCAAGACAAAGTGCCTTTGTCGCCGCAATTTGATCGCTATATCGCGGCAGAACAGCGCGGGGAATTAACATTCATTACGCTTCGCAAGTCAGGTGAGATGGTTGGATATTTTATTGGATTTATTGCTCCCGCTTTGCACTATTCAACATGCTTAACATGTCAGATGGATATTTTTTATGTATTGCCTGAGCATCGCGGTGATGGTGCTGGATTTCAACTATTTAAGTTTGTTGAGCAGCAACTAAAGAAACGCGGTGTACAGCGTATGTTTGTAGGCTCAAAGATGCACAAAGACGCATCTTGGTTATTTGAAAAATTAGGTTATCAGCCAGTAGAAACATATTATTCGGCTTGGCTTGGAGAATAAAATGGTAGCAGCAGCAGTAATCGGAAGTGCGGTCGTTGGTGGTGTTGCAGCCTCACAGGCGTCAAAGGGGCAAAAAAGTGCAGCCAATACCGCCGCTGCTGCACAAACAGCGGCAGCAGATGCATCAGTAGCAGAACAACGCCGACAATTCGATGCCATGACTGAGCTCATGAAGCCTTACGTGAATGCAGGAACACAAGGCTTGGGTGGTCAGCAAGACTTATTAGGTTTGAATGGCGCAGATAAGCAAAATGCAGCAATTCAGGCAATCAACAACAGTCCTGCAATGCAAACTTATCTCAAGCAAGGTGAAAACGCCTTATTGCAAAATGCATCCGCTACAGGTGGTTTACGCGGCGGTAATACTCAATCAGCCTTAGAGCAATTTAGACCACAATTATTGAATCAGTTAATCAACCAGCAGTATCAAAACTTAGGTGGACTGACTTCACTTGGGCAGAATGCTGCGGCAGGTGTGGGTAATGCAGGCATGCAGTCAGCGAATAATATCAGTAACTTATTGCAATCTGTGGGTCAGGCGCAAGCTGGTAATGCACTAGCTCAGGGTCAAGCTAATGCGAACATGTGGAACGGAATTAGTAATTCTGCTGGTAATGCTGCTGGTTTGTATATGTATGGCAAGGGCGCAAAAATATTTTAGGTGATTGAAATGGCACAACCTTACAATTATATCTTGGATGTTCCTAATCCACTAGAATCCTTAAATCAAGGCTTGTGGAATGGCTTTAAGCTTGGAGCAAACATTGATCAAGTTAAAAAACAGCAAGAACAATACGATTTGCAAAAACAACAGCAAAGTCAAATGAATCAAAGTTTGCAGTATCTTGCTCAAAACCCAAGTCCAGAAAATTACGCCAAAGTTATGACGATGTATCCGCAATTGTCTGAAAATCTTAAACGATCATATGACACTATGGATGACGGTAAGCGTAAAACCACTTTAAGTATTGCTTCCCAGTCTTATGCAGCACTCATGAACAATCAGCCTGACATTGCAAAACAGGTGCTAAATGATGCTGCAACTGCCTATGAAAATTCGGGTCAAACCAAAGATGCTGGTGTGATTCGTGGTTATGCCAAGTTGATTGATAACAACCCAACGGCCGCTCGAACATCTATCGGCTTAATGATGGCATCCACGGATCCAGACAAGTTTAAAGACATTTATGGCACACTTGGGTCGGAGCAGCGCGCTAACGAAATGCAGCCTATTGAAATTGCTCAAAAACAAGCACAAACAGATAAAACCATTGCTGAAACCAATGACATACCATTGGCCGCGGAAGACCGCCGAACTGGAGTTGATAATCAGGGTCGTAAGATTGAATACGACAATCAGTACAACTACGACAAATTAAGTCAAGATCAGCAGCAGTTTTATGACAACTTGAGTCAGCAAGAAAAACTCGAGGCAAATAAACTTAGAGCATCAAAAAATGAAACCGCGACCCAGCGAACTGAACGATTAGAGAAGGTAAATGGTTTCTCATCCGCTGCAAGCAATGCTGCTTCTACTGCAAAACTTGCTGCTGAATTGATTAATGATTACAAAAGGTTGTCAGATTCAACAGGTGCGGGCTATTGGAATGCAGCAATGCGCAATGTGCCAGGAACGGCAGAATACGACTTTGCTAAACGTGTTGACACATTGAGAAGTCAAGCGTTTATGATCGGCGCACAAAGCCTGAAAGGTTTGGGTGCAATGACTGAAGCTGAGGGTAAAAAGGTGACTGAAGCTTTGGGTAATCTTGATTTAAGTCAAAGCACAGATCAGGTGGCGAAGCAATTAGCTATGATCGCTCAATCTGCAAATAATGTTGCAAAAACTGCAAATCGGAATGCTCAAATCTACGCAACAAAAGGACAAGGTTACTCACAAGGAATTAGAGAGGCAGCAAAACAGCTTGGTATTTCAGAAGCAGAGGCACAAAAATTTGCCAATGAGAATGGCTTGTAAATAATTTCGTGATATTCTCTTTTCATTCGTGGGGAGAGAATTATGATGAAAACACTGATACTATTTTTTTCTGCAATATATGCAAGCACATGTTTTTCAGCAGATTGGGTTTTTATAAGCTCAACAGGTAAAGAGGATTTTTACATTGATAAATCTTCTTACAACTATAGAAAAAATAACAACACTGTTGATATTTGGGAGAAAACTATAGATACAACTCCAAACAATCCATATATATCAACCAAATCTTTATCGCAATACGATTGTGTAAACAAACGGGCAAAGTATTTAGAGTATGCTGAGTTTTACAGCAATGGTGATCCAATACAAAAAAGATATAAGAAAAATGAATATGCAGCAATCTATCCTGATAGTGTTGGAGAGGGTTTGTGGCGTGCTGTTTGCGCAACAAGAGGTAAAGGGATTAAATCTATTTATAAAAGCGAAAAAGATAGAAGTAGTGAAATTTTAACTCAGAAATTGGTTTCAGCCTATGATGCAAAAAATGCAAAAAAACCTATAGTTTTGGACTCGAAGATAGCTGATGCATATTATGGGGATAAGCTACCACCAGTAGCAAGAGAGGCTTTGGAAAACGACATAAGAAATGGGCTTGTTGAGCTACCCTATTAATTTTATTTAAAATAAAACCTAACTCACCACCACATACCAACATCTTATTCCGCCCTTTATAGGCTCATACCTTAAGAGTGTGTAATGGGTGTTTTTATTGAAAAATTCCCACATATCCATCACTGGGTTTTTATAGTCTGGCCTTGCAAAGTCTTTGATTATTTCGTTCATTTTTTATTGAATGTCAATTTTTTCAACACTATACCACAAGCCACCTTCGGGTGGTTTTTTAATGCCTGAGGAAAAGTTATGGCGAATTTAATGCAGCAAGTCTTATCCGCATTTAAGAATGCTGGATTAAGTGAGAATCAGGCGAAGATTATTACATCTGAGGTTGGCCGTGAAAGCTCTTTTCTTCCAGAGAATCTTTTCGGATCACATACCGACGATAAAAACAGCAAAACCAATGTTGGTATGTTGTCTTGGCAAAATGGTCGTGAACTACCTTTACTTCGATCTTTAAATAAAATGGGGCTTATGGTTGATGGAAAGATCAAACAAACCCAAGAATCGCTTAATCTGATAGCCCGATATGCTGTAAATGAAATGCGTACTAAACCAGAGTACAAGCAAACAAAAGCCACTTTTCTTGATAATCCAGATGTTGATTACAATACTGGCTCTCAAGTGCTTGGTAAGAATTATATAAAATGGCGTTATGATGATCCTGAATATGCTTCTGGTCACAAAAACCGTGATCAATTTTATTCTCAGTTGGGTGGTCAAGTTATTAATAAGGCTCGTGATGATTATAAGAGCCAAGCCAGCAACATTGTTAAGCTGTATAAACAAAAACAAGCTGAAGCTGCAAAAGCCTCACAGCCAAAACCAAATGCTGAAAATGATCGTGCACAGAAAATTATCGCGGCATATCAATCCAAAAATCAAAATAATGCACAACCACAAGGTTTGCCAGACTTTGACGAAAACGGAGTAATTACCAATGCTCAAGCACCACAAACCCAAACACCAGATCGAAGCCTGACCGACTCGTTGAAAGGCTTAGGGGAGGCAGGCTTAACCACACTCACAGGCGCAACTACTGGCGCACTTGGCATGATTGGCGGTACTGCAACTCAAGCAGCGCGTGAAATTGCGGGTGGTAATTTTGGTACACCAGAAGCAGCAAACCGTATTGCTCAAAATGCAGCGGAAAGTGCAGGCGATTTAACTTATGCGCCACGTACGCAAGCGGGTCAGGATTATGTGCAAACATTGGGTGATATTACCGAACCATTGGCAGCACTAACACCTGCTACAGCAGAGCTAGGATTAGCAGCACAGGCAGCACGTGGAGCTGTGCCACAAGCCACAGTAACAGCACAACGAGCAGGGCAAGCCATTGCCCCTGTGGTTGAGCGAACTACACAAGCAGTACAGCGACCAATTCAAGCGACATCGAATGCGATTCAGTCGGGCGTTGAAAATCTGAAAAGTGCAGTGGGTTTAACTCAAGCATCCGACACACCAACGCCTGCGAATATTGGTGCAGCACAAGTTGATCAATCTACTGTACGTCAAGCTTTGGCTCAAGATTTACCTTATGCGCCAGAACTGACACAAGGGCAATTAACTCGTGACCCTAAGCAGCTTAAATTTGAAGTTGAAACATCTAAAGATGGTGATTTGGGTGCACCAATTCGTCAACGATATGAGCAGCAACATCAAGTGATGCAACAAAACCTTGATGCTTTCATTGATATGACTGGCGCAAAAGCGACCACGATGCGCGATACTGGCATTTCGGTGGATAAGGCTTTGCAGAAAGAATTACAAGCCACTAAAAACAAGGTGCGTATTGCTTATACAAAGGCAGACAAGTCGGAGGAAGCACAATACCCCGTTGATCTAACACAACCTGTTAAAAATGGTGAGGATTCGATGTCTGTTTTGGATTATCTCAACTCCCAACCAGATCTAAAATCAACACCAATCATCAGTGATGCAAAACAAATGGCAGTAAAACTGGATATTGCAAAACGTGATGAAAATGGGAATTTGATTCCAGATCGACCTACTGTGAAGCAGATGGAAAAATGGCGTTCTGAACTCAATCGGAATACCAATGCTGAAGCACCAAATATTCGTCAGACTGCAATCTTGAAAGATATGATTGATCAGCACGTTGAACCAGTGGCAGGGCAACTATACAAAGCCGCTAGACTTGAGCGTAAAAAGATGGCGGAACATTGGGAGAATCGGAAAATTATCACCGATTTAACTGAAAATAAAACGGGTTCGGATGATCGAAAAGTTGCGCTTGAAGATGTTCAGAAACGAATTATTCACGATGGCTCGCTTGATGACCTTCGCTTTGCCAAACGAGCATTACTAACAGCAGGTGAAGAGGGTAAGCAGGCATGGAAAGATATTCAAGGTCAAACACTGCAAGAGATTAAAGATGTGGCAACTGCCAATGTTGCGCCAGATGCTCAAGGCAACCAAATGATCAGCCCTGCAAAGTTAAACCAAGTAATTAATAAGCTAGATAAAGAGGGTAAGTTGGATTATATCTTTGGGCCACAAGGAGCCGAAAAGCTTCGAGCAGTCAACGAAATATCTAAAACTTTATTTACCGTGCCTGCATCAGCCGCAATCAATCACAGCAATACAGCAGCGACACTTACAGCAGCACTGGATATTGCATTATCTGGTTTCTCTGGATTTCCTGCGCCCGTTGCCTCAGCACTACGAATTGCAACCAAGCACATCAAAGACAACAAGGTTCGAGCTAGGGTCAATCAAGCATTAAACCCAAGCCAAAAATCCAATAAATTTTAAACAATCAACACAATAAGCCGCCGAAAGGCGGTTTTTTATTGCCAAATTTCAAGGAATTGCCATGAGCAGTAAAATCACAACGCCTTATCCACTTTTTAATGATGTTGATGGGCGTCCGCTAGATGCAGGCTATATCTACATTGGCGAAGCAGGTAAAAACCCCGAAATCTATCCAACCCCTGTTTTTTGGGATGAAAACCTAACTGTGCCTGCCGAACAACCTGTCCGAACTCGAAATGGTTATTTTGCTAAAAATGGTCGAGCAGGGAAGCTTTATGTTGCGGATGCAGATTGTTCGATCACTGCTAAAAATAAAAATAAGATTGTGGTGCATACGGACTTATTTGCAGATTTATTTTTTGGTCAAAAGGATGTTGTTAAAACAGTCGAAACCATTAACGATCTAAAATATCTTGTGCCGTGGGATGGTCGGACTGTTTATGTAAAAGGCTACTATAAGGCAACCAATTTCGCTTTAGCGCAGCCATACAATGGGGGTGGAACTCGTATTTACGTTGCTTCTCGCTCTAATGAGAATGATGGATTTTTGTGTATCAATGGTTGGGTATTGCAAGTTGAAAATAACACTGTAAGCCCCTCCCATGCAGGCGGGAAAAACGATACAAGCTTTGATTCATCTGACGCTGTTCAAAAAGCACTTTTATATGCTGGTGAAACACTGCTAGACGACTACTACTACACCAAAAAACCTGTATGGTTTCCTGTATCAAAAGTTATCAAAGGTATTGGAAAATGGTCGTGTGGCTTGGTCAAAAATGGTGA